AGTTAATCTCGTTTTGGTCTGAGCCAAGCGTTACTGTGGCGATAGACTCATAAGACGTTGCCGCTGCTGGAGCAGCACCGCCCGAAAGAAGCCCTGAGATAACGTTAAGCAATCGCGCCCACCACATACCAAGTGTCGGTTGCAGTCTTGATGCAGACCGCTGTCTTGTATTGAGCCAAGGTTGGAGAAGCTGCAACTGCACCTGCTGAGAGGACTGTAGTAGTGCCTGAGGTAACTGCCGAGATTGTTACGGTTCCCAGCCCTTTATTCAAAATCGTAATGGCGCTTCCGATTGGGAACGCTACCGAGGCGTTGGTAGGAATCTTGAAAGCTACCGCTGTTGCCTTGTTCATAGGGACTAGGACTTGGTACTGATCCGCTAGGACTGCGGTGTAGTCCGCTGTCTGGTCTGAGCCGACTGTGAACGACACCAAGCCGTTGAAAGCGGCAGCCGTTAAGACGTCTCCTGTTGCTGCTGGAAAGCCTGATGCCATTGTTTTCTCCTAGTAACTCATAGTCGAGACACCGATTATACCGTAAGTACTGCTGCCAATGATGAAACAATCTAGAATGGGCTCTAGTGTTGTCACGGCAACCGTCATTTTATTCGGTCCGATGTCCCATGCAAAGCCTTGTGCTTGCAGGGTTTTCACGATTGTGCTGCCTTCAGCAGTCACATTCGTAATCTTTAGGTTATCAAAATAGTCCAACGCAATCATTGTGTCGGTTGGAACTGTAGGATCTAGTAGATCAACCACCATTTCATCGATTCGGATAGTGGTTTCTTTGCGGGTATTAACATAGTTACCTGCAATGCCAGCAACGATTGTGTCAGTCTCACAAATAAGATTCTGTTGGGTTAAGCCATGAGGAAAGTATTTATCAATAGAAGTCTGGCTATAGATGTTTTGAACTGCCCCGCCTGATGCACGATTAAATTTGACATCATTGATAATGAGCTTGTCATCGAAGGCATATTTTACAGAACGGTAATTGGTGCCTGTGGTTTGGTCGAACTCGATAGGAGTAGCAGCCAAGGTTGAAGCTACGTCTGAGCGAGACTTGAACACAGCATTACCATCTGGACTCATGTAAAAAGCCCCTAGACCTTCTGAGAATTCTGCGTTCTTGATAGCTTCTAGGGTTGTGCGAACTTCGCCAGTATCGGCAATGCAGGTTGTTACACCAGTTGAAATAGATCGCATAGATGTTGGGAACTGTACATCGTCCAAAATCTTGCCTATGCGTGTACCAGTTGTTTGACCTGCTGGGGTATCGGCTACAACGCCGACGTTAGCCATTTGTAGCAATCTGAAACCGTCGGTACAAAGCAGATCCACATAAGCTGTTTCTTGCCCAACGGGGAAGTAATATTTGTAGTCATTCACATAGCCGCTGAAGAGGAAGTGTTCCGCTGTCGCTGTGGTTGCGGAAATACGCACTTTGCGAAGTGGCACAAGATAGCCGTAATAAGGCGATGAAGGGTTCTGAGGGTTGAAATACCCCTGCGGGTCTAGCACTCTCACAGTAGCCGTACCAGCCTCGTATTGGTCTTTCATGATATTACGACCACGACGAATTGAAATAGAATATACGTCAGGAGTCAGATCAACTGTAGGGATAACTACGTCAGAAGAGCCAAAACGATTGACTCCAATAACACCGTTATCCTGAGAACCAATAATGAATCCAGCCCCGAATGTTGCGCCAGAGGAGAAGTCAAAGCTGACCGCTATCTGTGCTGGAAGGCTCACTCAAAGCCACCTGTTCGACGATTGATGTAGGTGACATTGCCTGTAGAAAGACTTTGTTGCATAAGATTCTTAGCGATTGTATTAGTGAAGTCATCTGTACCAACAATCTTCAATTCAAGAACTTGAGGTCCTTGGACTGCTCCGCTAGGTGTTCCGTATGCATTTGAAGGAATGAAGTTTGGAACTACCATGCCAGCAGGTACGTTTGTAGATGGAATGGTTGGACCTTGAACTGTTCCAGTAGGTGTGCCGTATGTTCCAGATGGAGGAGGTGTGAAGTTAGGGACAACGCCTGAAGTAGGAGCAACCGCTTTAGCAAAAGCGGCAGCAATACGCGCAGCGGCGTCTTTTGCATCTGTTTCAAGTTTATCCAAGTAAGCAGCCCATGAAGCAAAAGGGTTCTTGGCGTCTGGAAGACTTGCAAGGTAGTTAGCAAGGTGTTCGCCTAAACCTTGAGCCTTAGCTAGTTCGTAGGTTAGGCGTTTTGCTTCGTCTTCGTTGCCAGTAAGAAGTGCAAACTGAAGTTCAAGGCGCTTACGATCTTCATCGCTAATCTTGCCCTTGAGTGCAGCAATAATTTGAATCTGCTCTAGATCAAAAAGAGTTCCAGCCTTCTTGAGGGCAGTAGCCTTTTTCAATTCTTTAGTCTGCTTCTCTTGAGCCGCCGCTATGTCTTTAGCGCGCTTGGCAGCAAGAGCCGCTGCTTTCTTTTGCTCTGCTGCTTGAGCAGGTGTAGTAATGCCTTCCCATGCCTTGGCATTGGAGCGGCGCATTCTCTTGTCGTTGTAATCTTTCCATGCAGCCGCAGTATCCTGCTCATTGCGCTTAAAGTTAGGGAAGATAATCTCAAGAGGATTCTTAGGCGTATTGGCTTTGATAAGTGCAATACCAAGAGTGAACCAGTCAATGAAGTCAATAATCTTTTGAGTAGCGTTTTCAATGTTAGTGATGAGTTCAGCTGTGTTGTCAGAGCTTGTCAAAGTCATAAGAGCATCGACTAATGCACCGCCGATGGCTTCTTGAGCTTCTCCAGCTGCGTTAGTGATCGCTTGAAGGCGACCAGCATAAGTCTCAAGATAGGCAGCGTTAGCGCCTTGGAATTGGTTATTAAGCAGTTTGACGAGTTCTGTGAATTTAATTGTTTTGAGTTGGGCTTGAGTCAAACCTAGATTGTATTTTGATAAACCCTTAGTCTTACCCACATATGCATCGGCAAGGTCCTTGGCAACCTGAGTTAAATCGTAACCGCTACCCGCCGAAATATCTATTGCTTGATTAAGAAGTTCTTGGCTCTTTGCAAGATCTCCAGTAGTTGTAAGAAGCGCCTGTAACGCTGGACGAAGCTGAGTATCTGCCACTCCAGAAGCAATAGTGAGTTTGCTGATATAGCTTTCAATCGCTGGGCTGGATAATTCCAAGCCTAGATTCTTAACTACGTTAGCCAAGCGAGTTGCTTGCTTCTGATCCTCGATAAAAGCCTGAGCAGCATCTTTGCCGAACTTGATAATGGCAGCGCCTAATACTGCTGGACCAAAAGTGCGAGCAAGGTTAAGGACTGTCTTATTTAATGAATTAGTAGCTTTGCCAGCTTTATCAAAGGCTTTCTTGCCTGTGAACTCGGCGGCTATATCAACTCTTAAATCTGCCATCAGACGGCGCTCCTAGCGTTAAATTTAGCTGCACTCTTCTGAATTGCATTGAGAACACCTGCTGTAGCTTTACCGCGATCTTGTTCAAAAGAACGAAAGATAAGGCGACCGCGAAGACGAGGTGAATTGCCTTTGATTTCTCCACCGAGTCGAGGGCTGAAGTTGCCAGCAATACCAGCAGTACGTCCCGCAAGCTCGTAGATGTAACCACCTTTAGACTTGTTTAATACAGAAGCCAAGGCTCTAAAACCTTTGTTGTTTGTCTTGCTAGGAGTGGACTTAGCAGAAATCCCTCTTTGCACTTCGCTTGAATCAAAGTATCGGGAAGCCCATCTGCCTTTAGCATTAGGTTGCTTCAACCAGCCCGAAGGCATGTCAGCGTTTGAAGGGACAAAGCCTCTAGCGTTGCGAGCGATAGGCTTGACAAAAGAAGCAATTTCTTTGGTTGTCTCTTTTGCCAAGTCTGGCTCGAACTTATTTAATGCTTTACGAAGGGCGACCGCGCCTTGCAGCTTTACTGGCATCGCTTGCCTCCTTCGCTATGTCTTTTAAGACTTGAATGTGTGCCTTGAACGCCATTGGTGAAAGTTCAACAATGGATTGAAACGGAACTCCATACTCGTAACTCAATCGAGTCGCGAGATAGGTGAGAGAGTTCCGCTCTATCCTTCCAAAGGGTCTGACTCTAAGACCTCAACTGACTTGAGTGTCTCAAGGAATCCATCTCCGAAAGGTTTTGGCATCTCACCTGCACGACGGCAAGCCTCAAAAACTAGCCAGTAGATGTCTGACTGCTTCTGATCCTCAATGAGGGCTTTGTGAAAACCCTTTTTCGCATACTGCTCGAAACTGTACTCCAGCAATGGAGTAATCTCGTATTCAGTAATTGAACCATCTACTTTTGTTACTTTTAGCTTTGCCATTTTAGCCCCTTTGTTTTGTTAGTTTATGACCAAGTACCTGTTGATGCTGTAGCAGTCTTGCTATTGCATGTAAAGGTGATGTCGATAGTAGCTTCGTCTCCGACTGCGCCGTTGATGTCAGTTAGGTTATCTACAAAGATTGTACCTGAGTAGAGCAAGTTTGTTGTTCCAACTGCTACATCTGAAGCCTGAATTGCCTGCCATGCAACTGTTGTGCCGTAAGCAGACTGAAGTGTTGCAAGAACGCTGTTAGCTTCGCGATCGTTTAGGAAGGTTACTGTGATGGTATCAGCTGAGAGCCCAGCAACGAACTTGTGAGCTGTGTCACCCATTGCTGTAACTTCCAAACTATCGACCTGACGGTTAAGCTGAAAATTTGTAACGTGATCAGAAAGATTGATTGTAGCAATCTTAAATCCTACCTTGTTGTTTAAGAAAATTGCCATTGGTTATTCCTCATCTTTCTTTGTTGTTGGTTTTGGTGCTACTGGAGCTGGAGCAACCTGACCGATTTTAGTCAGGAAGTCAGCGTTTTCTTTTTCCCATTGTGCGAGATCGGTCATGTTATGTCCATTCCGTTAGTATTGATACGTTAATGGTGGCTGTAAGGAAGTCCCCAGCAGCAGTCTCGATTGAGCCTACGTTAGTGACTGAGCCAACATTAAAACTAAGTGTTGAGCTTGCTAGCTTGTTAAAGACTGCAACCATGATGTCTTCGATGCCCGAAAGGTTGCCTTGGTTGTCCAAGAGTGGCACATATAAGCGAAGCTCTAGGTTAGCCATTGGACCAACGGTTGCCCATTGGTTATTGCTAGGTACTAGGTAATCTCCAGAAGAAGGTGCGACAACAACGCTATTAGCAATGGGAGTTGCTGGAGGAAATGCAAATACAGAGTACTTTGAGTTGTCGGTTAGCGCAGTTGCAATAGTTGTGCGAAGAGTTGTTATGGCTGTCATGGTCAGCCAATCATGCTTCTTGGATCTAAAAATGGTGCTAACAACCCTCTGACGCGAGCCAAGAGAGTGTTACCCATACGGTATGGCGAAGGAGTGAAGCCGTCAATGGATACGCCACCAGAAGATGGAGCTTGGCGGCTCTGGAAAATGTCAATGCAGATCATAAGACTTGCTTCTTGAATTGCTGGAACTGCTGTGTAATCTGTGTAAGTTTCAGCAGCAGCAATGCCGTAAGGTGCAATCGTGTGATAAGGATTGTCTGATGTATGAGTTGTTGTTACATTAAAAGAATAGTCAGCAACAGCTGTGATTGTCTTAGTGCCATTAAACTTGGTGCCTGAACCCGTGATGGTTACAGATTGTCCGACATAAAATGTTTCATGGATTGGCTGATTAAAGTAAAGCGTGCCTACTGTTCCAACATTGCTGTGAGCAACGGTTGGAACTTCGTTCTTCCATAGAAAGGGCAACAAGACATTATCGGCAGCATTTACAACCTCAGTCAAAATTGCATCGCTGTACAGCGTGCCAATTCCAAGTGCGGTTCTAAGTGTTGCAATGCTTGTGATTGCCATTGTGATCCTTTCTAAAGACTTGAGGGGACTGCAAGGGCTCTGGCAGCCCCCTCAAGCGACTTAGGGTGTTACTTAATTACGCCAAGTTAAACTTGAACGCGCCGCCCGCTGAAGGAACCTTAGTTGCGATAGCACCGTAACCGTAGTAACCAACTTCGACCTGACCTGTGCCTACCTTGTCAGCACGAAGCTGAAGGCGGCTTGATTCGAACCATGTGAATGATTCGCGGTTTACAACAACGATTGAACCGTCTGCTGCACCTGTAAGTGAGTAATCAACGTACAAGTCGAGTCCGAGGAGTGATCCGCGAAGTGACTGTGAAACGTTACCTGCTGCGTTCTGTGGCTGTGCAGCGATGAAGAGAGGGCGGTTTGAAGAATCAACCATTCCCATGATGTTCGCCCATTGTGTAGGAGAGACGATTACGCCTGTTGCAAAGCGAAGTGTGTTTGTGTAGATAGAGTCAGAAGCGCGAGCAATAAAGCCAGCCATTTCTGCGCCGTCCCATGGAAGTGTGATTGTTGTTGAATCTGCTGTTGCTCCTGCCTGAATTGCTGTACGTACTGCAACGTTTGTTGCCTTAGCGTAAGCATCAGCCATGAGTGACTGCAATTCCGCAAAGAACGCAGGTGAAGTGCGGTCCAAGACCTCAACATCAAAAAGTTGCATTCCTGCATACTTCTTCACATCAACATCTAGGTACTCAATTTCTACCTGTGTATCTGAAAACGCTGCCTTTTCTGCTGTTTCTGCAACAGTTGGAACAGCCTTAACGCGAGGGATCTGAAACTTAAATCCTGCGTCTGGGAGGGTGCCAGTCGAAATCGCATCAATAGATGGACGACCCGCTGTGGACTTGTTGTTGATAATTTCTGTAAGCTGACGTGTTGGTACAAGACCTGCAACGTCAGTTGTGTCTGTGTCTGATGCAGCAGCAAGATATTGACGAGCGCTGTCGTCACCAAGCTGTGCGCGGATTGAGTTTTCTAGGAAAACTGCTGGGTTTGTGTCAATGCGTGGCTTTGAATAAGCCATTGCTGTAACAGTAGGACGAGCAGCTTCCACAGCCGCAGCTTCTACTGGTGATGCTTCAACTGGAGTGGTAATGTCTTCCACAACTGTCTCGCTTTCTGTAGGTAGGGTTTCTTCGACAGGGATTGATTCCTCTGCCGCGATCTCAAGTACCTGAGCAGACTTAAAGGCTGGCTCTGTTACGAGAGAAACTTCTTTTAACTTGGCAGCAGTTACAACTGTGTAACCATTGCGTGATGGCTTAGATGAAATGATTTCTGCGCCGATGCTCAAGCCTGCAACCAATCCTTCAGATGCCATGATGAGGCTGTCTGAACCTGCTTGGCTACGGCTTAATTTGAAGGTAGCGTAAACGCCATCGTTAGGACGAAATTCTGCTGAGATCATGCGACCCACGGGCTTTTTAATGTCATGCTGACTAAGCAGCTTAATCTTTGAAACATCTGCAATATCGATTGAACCTTCTTCGAATACATACGCTCCGAGATTGGTATTACCGACTTCACCTGTTCCCATTGGAACAATCTTGCCTGAGATTTCGCGACGTTCTTCGCTGCACTCAATAGATGATGCTTCGATGTATAGAGTTTCCATTAGTTGCTCTCATTTCCGTTTGGAGATAAATCTTCCATTTCCATTGCCTGTTCAGTTGTAATCAAACCAAGAGCAAGCATCTTCTCAAGTACGAGTAAGCGTTCCATTGGTTCTGTGCGCAAGAATGAGTCGTCTAAGCTAAATTTTACATAATGTCCATCTGTTGAGACGTCATTCATAGATAGGCGTGACTCAATCGCTGAGATGTATGGCTGTAATGTGAAAGCAACCATTTGCTTACGTTCATCTTGAACATTTGCATAAGTCATAGTTGTGTTCATTGATGCTGAAACATAATAAGGATCTACAGAACAAAGGCGGGCGCATTCCGTGGCAAGGTTTTGAATTGCCTCGTTGTAGAGCATTTCTTTAGGAGAAAAACCGAGATTCTGCGCATCGAGAGTAGAAGTTAAATACGCAGTTGATCCGTTACGACGAGCATTCTTCCAAGCTGATAGAAGACCAGAAACTTCGTTAGGTGGAAGGTCTGCGCCAGTATTTTTAAGAATTGTTGTAGCCATTGGAGTTGCGGCAGCAACAGCAGCAGCCTTTTGAACATCAACGGCAGCTTGAATTGTACGAGCGCCTACAGCAAGAATTCCCTCGTCCTTTTGGAAAGTAATAAGAGAACCAAGACCTGACATTGGAACTGGAATGCCATCAACGTAATACTGTGTAACGTAATGGCTCAAAGGATCAGTCTCAAAGCTGACGCGACCATTACCAACCCACTCGGCATTTGCCATGCGCTGATCTTCCTGATACACCTCGGTTATACGCCAGTATGCAGTCCCGAACATGAGAAGCGAATCAAGGGTGAAATACAAAGTTTCAAAACGTGGTTGGTTCTTTGAAGGCTGTTCTACCCATCGAGGAGAAGCGATGTGTTCTCCTGTTGATTTCTTGTAATACTCAAGAGGGATTGAAGCAATCGTTCCGCAGATTAAGTCTCTGCATCTTTTAATCGCTGGGACGGAGAGTGCCATGTTGCGGCTGACTGCTGATGGGTAGTAATTGCTATATCCGTAAAACGCATCAGACATTAGCTGAGGCGCGGCTTGTGCTTCGATTACTTGCTTACGCGAAAAGAGACCCATAGAGGTCAATTATACACTACATATAGTTTATTCGGTGTAGATAGCCGCTACCTGTTGTGGTTTGTTAAGTTTCCAAACAATCATTGCGACGCTAATCGGAATATCGATATACCCAGCTGACTTGCGTTTGATAATTCTCCAAGCTGAGTCATTAACTTTTGCTGCCACATTCGAAAATTGCTCAATAAACGATTTCTGCCCATTGTGGACTAATTTTTGAGTTATGACTGAATCTAGGAGATCTCCGCATGCTTGGTAGAACTGCTGCCCAGAACAATCTTCAAGTACGCAACCTGCATTTATTAGCTTATCCGCAATGGACTGGGTGGCATAACGATCAAACATAATCTGACGCGGGCGGTAAATATCAGCCCACGCCTTAATCCCAGCGGCAATTTCGAGATCAACTACACCGACCTCAGAACTCCATTCTTGCAATACTCCAACTCCGATTCGCCCGTCGGGAAGTATCTGCCCAGCGGAAAGGCTTGCATGGCGTTTTGACGGGCTTACGTCGAAGGCAAAGACTGTGTAAGCACCCTCAGACATTTGTAATGTCGCATCAGAACAATCCTCGATGGAATTTGGCGGGAAAGGTGACTGTAATGACGAGACCCACAAGCACAATAATTCCGTCATAATTTCGTCATGGCTTGATGTGCTGAGAGATTCCTCAATCGCCTCTCGGCTGACTCTGATTCCCAAAGCTGGGTTTGCCTGAGCTACCCCGTCCCAGAATGCTTTTGAATTGGTATCAAACTTGAGCATATTAGGTGCGCTGTATTCATAGTAGCCAAAAGTCTTCGGTGCGTTTTCGCTAGCGCGCTCTTTAAGATTATTCAATGGAATTGAGAACGCATCGCCAGCATTGGAAGTCCAGAAGGTTTGACCATCGGTAGCTCTAGTAGTTGGGGTAATCGCCGTTACCGCTTCTTGAGACCATTCGCGGAGTTCGTCACCCCAAGTGAACCAAGAGGTGCGACCTCTCGCGCCGTCTCTCGTTGCCGCTACAACATCCAATCGACCACCGCCAAACTCTGGCAGTAATTCAATAGACTCCGTGCCGTTAGCATGGCGGATAGCCTTGATCTGGCAGTTGAGCCATTCATTGCCTTCAATAACATAAGCCATTTCTCGAAAGGACACCAAAGCCATAGCGCGGTTAGATGAAGCAATTAGCACTCTAGGGCTTTTAAACAAGAATAGGTGTGCTAAGCACATAATTCGCCCTAGATGGCTTTTACCTGATTGGCGTGCGACCAAAAGCAACCCACTACGTCTGATGAACTTATCCTTGCTATCTACGGTAAAGAAATCTTTGACAATAAGCTCTTGCCACGGCATTAAAGGCTCGCCAAGACGCTTAGCAAACTCAATAACCTCATCGCCTTTAGTTTTTCCCTTGAGTAATGGCGTGTGGATTCTTGGCTTGGTTGCCCCTCGCGGCGCTTTGACTTTACCCATTAAATTCGGATCAACCTTGGACTGGTCGGGTTGTAAATGGACTGTCTCGGACTATCTCCGACTGCATCGGGGAGATAAAG